AGTCAGCAGCAGTCATTTTTTTACGCTTATTGACTGTATATGTTTTAGGTCTATTAAGGATTGGTATATTCTCAATATAATATATTCGCTCTCCTTTTACTTTATCATAGGTAAATGGATTTTGACTTGTTATAGCGTCAGCCCAAGTCTTATACGCTCCGTTTATTAGTCTTACTTTTTTTTCAGCTGGACATTCTATAGAGTTGGCAAATGCTAACATCTTAGTTAGTAGTTGGTCAGGGTTTAATTTAATTTTTGAATTATTCATTTGTGATTAATTTTAGTGAGTGATTAAAAAAAGAAGGTCGCTAGGCTTTGCACCCAGCCGACCCTCCAAAGAGAATTAATCACAAAACTCTGTTCTGTTGCAAATATATTAATTATTTATTAAACTGTCTTTGTATTCTAATATTTCATATAGTCCGTCAATGGTTTCCTTTTGGTCTTTTATGAATATTTTTAATTCGTCTCTTTGCTTTGCTACATCAAAAGTAGTGCAAATAAAAATGAGGTTTGATAGGATAAGTGAGCCTATCAATAGTAAATAGTGTAATGGTCTTAAATGTTTCATGTGATTAATTTAATTGGTTAAGGTAATTTTAATTTTATAACTTCTTGCATAGCGCCTATTAATATAGCGGTCTGCTCTTCTCTATCTTTATACATTATGTCTTTTTCAATACGTCTTAATAATAGTCTCAATTTTTCCATTCCTTTTGTATTGATACTGTTTGCCATATTTGATATAGTTTCTATCATTATGTCTATTGTTTTTGGAGGTATTATCTTATATTCGCCAGACTCTATACTTAAAAATAAATCTATGAAATTTTCTAAAGGAATACGACTGTGTATCATTGGAGATTCACATAACAATACCCCTATTGAATACTTCCATTTAAAGTTCCTATCTATTTTAGTGTATGGATAGTGCTTTTGAATTTTATAATCAAAAAAATTATCTAATAATGAATATCTTTTTATTATAATTCTTTCGCCACATATTCTAAAAAAATCTCTTATATACGAATTAGTAAGCCATTGATTGTTTTCATCTTTTATATAAGTATGGAAACCTCTTCCCCAATTATGAGTTACATTATCTAACATTGTGCTAATAAGACTTGTACAAATAGAAAAATGAATATTATTTTCGTAGTCAATAAACGGGTCTTTAAATACGACCCGTTTATGAATACATTGATTTGAATAGCAATAGCAGTTATTTATTCTACCATTGCTAAATATTAAAGTATCGACAAAACTAGATAGTTCCATTTTCTACGTCTCTAATATTTAAGTCTTCAAATTTCTTTTCAGCTACTGCTCTATCTAGTTCATATCTAAGGATATTATTAGATTGTTTTAGCAGATTAGCCTGTGCCTTTGCCTCTTCTACTGATATAGCTTTTGCCTTTAGTAGAAGCATTAAATCAAAAGAGTGCCTAAATAGTTCTTTTGTGTTTGCGTTTTTTTGTGATTGTAATGACATTTTTATTAATTTATAAGTGAATAATTGTGGTTAATTTATTTTTTGGTTATGTAAAATTCATTGTCAAATCTAAATACTTCCGTATCGTTGTTCACCCAATAATCTTTTAGAGACTTATAGTAAACGCCATTTTTAAGCTGATTATAGAAAAACTCCATCTCATCTAAAATAGTAGCGTTTGCCATTTGCTGGTAAGCAATATTTATCATAGGGTGGTATTGTTCAGCCTTAGTCAAAATCTCCTCGCAGATAGCCTCATCTTTGCTTATTTCATGAATGTAAAATCTATCTTCCAATGGGAACGGATATTCAGTCCAATCATCTTGTCCGAATTTTTCAGGCTTAGTTAGGTAGTTAATTAGATAGGCTTTGTCAACTTTCAATGCGAGCATCTGAGTTTGAACTTGGTAGTTATATGCTTTCGATATTTTGGAGTTCTGCTCTAAAAATCCTTTAATTGAGTATTGGCATTTGGCATCACCTGTCCAAATACCTTGCTCGTAAGCGTCTGGAGTTGCACTCAAATAGTCATTTACTTTGAATGATTCCTGTCTGCCAGTCTCAAAATTAAAGTTATGCTGACCGCCTTTTTGTTCAATCAATATATCTAATGCTGCGGATTCGTTATTAATGCCATGATACATAGCGCTGGTCGTTATATCTGGTTTGCAGTCTACTAACCCTAGAGCAATTTCATAAATATAACTTAGCCTTGTAGCTCCAGTTCCTTCGGCACATAGCTTTGATACTCCGCTTGCTGAAAATCTGCCCTTATTTTCCATTGAGTTCTAATTTTCTTTTGGTGAACTTCTCTATTGTAGCTGCATCTTTTGGATTAACCTCGCTGAATAACTTAGTTAGGTCGCCTTGAGTTTTGCACGCTAATATTCTTTTATCAATATCCGCTTTTATTTGCTCACCTCCAGCGTCAGTATCTTTGTCAGTTATGATTCCTAAAGCCGAACTAAGCGCATAACGTCTCATGTAAGTTATTGCCGAACCTAGAACTTGAAAGTCATTCATTTTAGATAATTGCACTCCCTGCGGAATGTCAAATATACTTTCAATAGTTTCACCGCTCTCAATGTGGAATATAAGCGTTTTAAGGCTCGTTCCCTGACCTAATTGGGTAAATCCTAACCCATGCTTTTTTAGCAGCGGATTAATGACAGGAAAGATAGTAGGCAGGTCGCTATATGAATAGCCATAACCTTGCGTTCCTTTGTGAATAATTGGCACTTCGTTTTGAAATTCGCTTAATGCTTTAAATAAATTTTTCATTGTTAATTGGTTTTATTGTGATTAATTACTTTTTCGATTCTGACTGTCAACCATAATGGCATTGACTTTTGATTTTCTTTGCGCTCGAAATACTCTTGAATGTCTTCGAGTAGTTCTAGTTTTTGGCATGGCTTGTCAGCTGGTTTATACTTATCTATGATAGATTGTGCGCTATCCATAAGGCTATCTAGTTCGGGTAAAGTTTGATTAAATACGTTCATGTCTTTTATTTTTAAAGGTTATCTATAATCTGTATCGTCCTTTCCGTTATATTCTGAATCAAAGGTCAAGCCTTCAAAGAAATTAGTTAACTTATCAAGTTCAGTAACTAGGTCTATTGAATCCATATCTATAAAATGAAATGTAGTTAGCTCGATAATGTCATCGCATTCGTCTTCGTCATGACCGTAATTGGTTAACCCAGCTACATAATTAACTATAAGTTTGACTCTGCTATCAGTCTCTGCGGACACTGCTATAATAGTAGGTTCTGCTTTCCAGTCAGTTTCTGATGTAATTAATGATGCTAAGGCGTAACCGTATGCAGTCGCTTCTAAATTGTTTGTGAAATTTTTTAACATGATTATTTATTTAGTTTGTGATTAATTTTTATTTTGTCATTAATTGATTAAGTCTATATGCTTCCAATTTGTCAAACTTTGCAGCAAATACGCCAGAAACCCAAACAAACCCATTTTCAAATTTTTGGATTTCATTTACAGGTACTATCATTCCGCTTGAAGTAAGTGCTATTTTGTTGTCATTAAATTCTACTGCCATAAGTTTTACTGACTTTGACTCTATTAATGCTTTTTCTCGTGCTTGAAATTTTTGAAGTAAGTTCATGTGATTAATTTTAGTTTGTGATTAATTATGGTGCAAAGATATATCAACTTTAAATATATGCAAGTTAAAAAAACTTAAATATATATAAGTTGTTGATTTATAATAAGATAAAACTAAAAATATTTTATTTAGCCAATAGAAAAAAGTTCTTTTTATGCTCTTTTGGGTTGATTTTAAGGTCAATTTCTATGCCGAGAAACTCGCAAATAGTCAAAGTATCTTCTAAACTTATATTGACTTCACCATATAAATATCGGTGTGTAGTCGGCTCTGATTTTCCTATGAGTTTAGCTAACTGAGCTACGGTATAGCCTTGCTTTTGGCGCTCTTTTAATATTGTTTCTAGTATCATTTATTGTTTATGTATTCGTTAACTGTATTTTGAAATTCACTAAACGTATAGCAGATAGTGTACTTGTAATTAAATATTTTGCACTTGCGCTCAAATAGCTTTTGCGAGTCTGACTGCCGACCTTTCTCATACTTCATTTCAATAAATAGTCCGTTATGCTCTTTATTCCCATACATTAGAAACAAATCTGCAACGCCTGACATAGTACCTTCAGCTTTTAATATCTTGGCTTCTATCAAAGTTCTGCGACCTCCGTTGGGAATGGAGAATAAAATGTACATTGGATATTGAAGTTTAAACCAATTCACGCAGGCTATCTGTAATTTACTTTCATTGTGCTTCATTTGTCTAATCTATTTAATGAATATCCGTTTTCTTTTGCCCATAACGGCTCTAATTCTATTTTACTATGGCATTCTCTGCATACTCCTAAAAAGTATCTAGTATCGGTCAATAGTTTGCCTATTCTGCCTTTTTTGTGGTGTACTTCCGTTGGCAATTCTTTGCAGCTATTAACTTGACAAAACATTAATGATTGCAAAAATACTTTTCTAACTTTCAAATACTCTTTATTTTCACTACTTCGCTTATCACTTACTTTTTTAATAGGCTCAGGACTTTCAAACCATGAATAAAAACACTTGCAGCCGCTTGTACCTAATCCGTATTTTGAAAAATAGACTTTCATACCACCACGCTCTGCATATTCTAATGGCTTTCCGCATCCACTAAATTTAGCTTTTCCAGTTCCTTTACAGACTTTCATTTATCAGTATTTATCATCATTTAGTTTTAATTTGTTTTACAAAAAGTTCGTAAATCTGAGAGTTAGGTGCAAGTGCTACATTAGTGCTTCGTATCAAACTTTCCTGTTCAAAAATTTTAAATAAAAAGCCACCGCACTTTTGTTTTTTCAAAACAATTTAGGTTCTAAGTATTTGTCTTTAATCTCATAACTTGTATCATAATTTTCGTTTTGTCCTTTTGGGTATGGGTAAATAATAAAATGATTTTTAATTATTTTAGTATTGTGCTTTCTAAAATTCTTATATCCAACCACATAAAAATATCTATGCTTTCTTTCTTGCTTTACTATTTCTCCACCATTTTTCACCCAATTTTCATTTTTAGTTAACTTGCTATCAATATCAAAATTCAAGGCAATCATATTTTCGGGTATATGTCTTTCGTGATATTCTTTACCATTAAAAAAGAACTTATTTACTCCTCTTTTGTCTTTTTGGTTTACCCTTCCAACACCCGTGTAAATCCAATTTGTCGCTTGATAAATATAACCATTATGTTTTTGGTTTGCATCTGAATATGAAACAATAACTTTATTACCAAGCATTCTTAAACATTGTGATACAAAAAAACTTAGTGAGTTCTTTTCTAACCCATCATTTGTAATCAATCTATTTAATTCGCAGTAAGTTCCTTTATCAAATAGTTTACTAAAAAATGGTGTTGGTGGCATACCAAAGGTGCATACTCCAATTATTTCTTCTCCATCAACAAGGGCAAAAGATTTCATTACATTACACTTTCTTTTAGCGTAGTGCTTATTCAATAACCACTCTTCGGTTTTCTTTGATGGTACTTCAATCACTTTATATTTATTTAAAATTCCCAAGCTTTTTTTTATTTAAAATTTTTGTTTCGTTCTTCGTATCAAGTTTATCCTAAATTAACCGCACCAGCAGGTAACAGCACCTATACGCAATTTTGCCACCGCACAAAGCCGCAAAACGTTATATTCTATTTTATAAACCTATTCTTTTCCTGTCTAATCTGCCAATACAGCTGAGTGAATAAGGTCATTATACGTCTATTAGAGTTCGCTAGTGTCTTTGTTTCTCCGTTCATGTCCTGTTCGTCTATTATGTTATTAACAGCGTCAAAGTCGGTATCATTAAGTAGCTTTATTTGCTCGATTATTTCTTTTATTTTTAATTCCATTGTTTTGTTTTAATCAATTTTTAATCCTTCATCGTTTAGAAGTTCATGTAGTTTTTGTCGAACCTCTTCTATAGCTTTGTAAGCGTCATCTGATAATGCTTCATGCTTTAATCTATTGCGTAAGTACTGGCTATAATCCCAAACTATACTATGCCACTTACTAGCATTAATACATAACTCTAATTCGTGCTGCTCCTCAATAGTGTTAAATTCAATCGTTACTTTTGCCATTTTTTATTTTTTATGGGTATTCGCAATGTTGTAGTTATATTTTCTCTATTTCGGTTTTAACTTCTAAGTAAAGATTATAAATATCATCATTTGCGTAATATGCTACCCTTAATATTTCAATAACTGCAATCAAAGCACATTGTTTGGCAGTGTATTCGTCAATATGACCCTGATAACAATTTAACATTTTATCTACTAATTCTTCTGCTTTTTCTTTTGCCGTCATCGTGATTAATTTTTACAAAGTTAGTGTTTATTTATTTGTTGTAAGTTAAAAATACTTTAATCGTTAAACGGGTTACTAGGTGTTAAATCTATTTCGTTTACTCTCAAAATTGTAGCTAATGAATCCAATCCACTAAACTTAAATCGCCTTGACTTCCAATCATATTCAAATAGTGAAGTTCCTTTTTTGCCTACTTGCTTTTGACGTTTAATCTTTAATGCTTTAAACTCACATTGGGCATTGCTAGGGTCTGAACTTGCAAGCGGTCTATGATATACGTAAATATTGTCCATTTTATTATTCCACATTGCACCGCCTGCTAAATCGTAAACGTCAGGACATGGATAGTCATTTGCTCCATACTTTTGCATTGCTTTAGGGTGTGCAACTATTAATCCGAATACATTGTTTTGAACGCTGAATTTTTTATACTTAGATAGGAACTCAGATAAGTATCTATCATCTCTGCCATTCTTAGAATCATAATCGTTATGTAATTGATTAAATGGGTCAATCACCACTCCATCTATTTTTTCCTTTATAATCAATTCTAAAAAACGCTCTTGTATGTATTCAGGCGTTGGGTCATTGTCAATTGGATAAACATTAAAAAAATGTTTACTTACTAAATCATAGGCATTCTCATAAGTGTAACGACCTACTCTATTTGTATTCTCAGGCTTTGTGCTTGCGCCTACTAATATTTCAACAAAGTCATCATAAAACTCCTCTGCAGGTTGATTCTCCGGACTGAATATTGCGAACTTTTCTTTAAATACAATTGCACGAATCAAAAGTATGTATATTAACATAGTTGTTTTTCCCATATTACCATGACCTGTAAACAAAGTTATTTCGCCTCGTTTCATTTTATAGCGTTCGTCAATCTCAGCTATTCCAATAGGGTCAAGTTTCTCATATCCTTTGTCATATAAGTCCATTGCTTTGTCCTTAACGTCAATTCCATATATAACGTCTTTAGGCTTAATGGATAAATCATAAATAGATAAATCAATCTCTATTTCTTTTTTGCTTACCTTATCAATTAGTATTGTATTTTCAAATTGAGCATTTCCAAACTTATTGCACTTATATGCTGACCTAATTGCTTGCCTTGCCTCAGTATCTGTGAAGTCTGAGCCTGTACTAACTTGACTTAATATTAAACTCTCGGCAGATTCTTGATGTATTCCAAAACGTGAACACGCTCCAGCCAACTTAAATATAAACAAATTACGCTCACCACTTCTAAACGCATCGCCTTTATTGGTTAGCCATTTCATAATATTATTGAATGTCTCATTTTCACTATCTATTCCTTTTGTCTGCTCTATACGCTCAACCTTTTTAATAGTTTTAAATATTTGAGCATCTCGATTAATGTATATCTCAGGGTCATAGCTTTCATAACATACCCTCGATTCATTAACTCCAGACTTATCAACCATTGGAAATATATCTGCAATAGCTCCGAAGTGTTCACGGTGTTTTTTTGGATTAGCAATTCTAAATAATGCTTTCAAACCATCTCCACTTGGTGAAACCCAGCAAGCATAGCAATAAGGATTTGATATTATTTCAGTTTGAAAGTCTCTAAGGTTTTCCAACTTATCAAAATCTAATACTATAAATCCAGAATTTTGAATGCAAGTTGTATCTGTTCGGTCTCCGTACTTCCCACTAAACACCACACAAGGCAAATCACGTTTTAGCTTATCTCGCTTTTCCTTGTCTAAGGTTGCACGAATAGCCTCTACTTTTTCTTTTGACTTGCCAGTGTCTATCCTTTCTAATAACTTATCAATTGATAAATAGTGTGGATTCTTAGTGTCATAAATGTTTTTATAAATTGTTGCTATCATTCTGGGAGTAAATATTTAGAATCGTATTTGTTTTGACGTACTACGTCGTTATGTTCTTTATGTGTTCTTAAATCTTGTTTTATCATGCTCATCGAACTATTAAACCAGCTTTCTAATTTAGGGTCAGTGTGATTAAATTTAGGTTTTTTGTCGATAGCGTCAAATACCCAACGCCGCAAAGTTAAATTATGATTTTTATATTCTTTGAATTGTTTTGGTTTTTCCAATCCCCAATCAGATAGGAAGTCAATAGCTTGGTTTGCTTTTTCTTTTGAATAATCCTCACAAAGTTTTTGATATTCAGATTCAGATAAAACTATGTTTGAATTTTTACCATGCCTATTCTTTATTTCTTCTCCTTCTTCTTCTTTCTTTCCTTCTTCTATTGGTGTCGTTTGAAATTCGTCTGCGTTTCGTTTGCGTTTCGTTTGCGTTTCGTCTGCGTTTCGCTCACCTTGATAAGTCTCATAATTACAAACAGTTAAGTGTGTCGTTATGTTATCAGATTTTACATCAATCATTTTGTCTTTTTGTAGCAAGTCTATGAAACGCCTTACAGCACTCTTATCCCAACCCCAACGATTTGACCAAGTCTCCATTGAATTTATACTTTGACCTCTCTTGACTTCGTATATTTTTCCTTTAATTATTGTCTTATTATCTGCAAAATTAGCTTGCATAATTATATCTATCCAAGCCTCTAATTTAGAGAATTTTCTACGCTCAGTATAAATCCAATGAGATTGAATTGACCTATTTAATTTAATCCAGCCAATCATATACTAATATTTTTTAGCGTGATTTAAAATCTTAATTATATAATCAAACTCATATTCATTAAAATTAAACCCTACAATATATTTGCCATTTCCATCATAAATTCTTTTAGTTAAAATGCCATTATTAGAAATAAACATAATTCTTGAACCATCTGTCCACCCTTTAGATTTATATATTCTTATATCTTTAAAGTCAATATCATTTTTTATATTTTCAACTTCTTTGTGACAATGTTCACACAATGAAACTAGGTTTTCAATTGGCTCTTCCCAAGCAAATTCTGCAGTATATTCAATGTGGTGTACGTGCAAAGTAGTTTCGCTATCTTTACATAATTTACAAGTAAATTTATCTCTATTTAATACCTGTAATCTTTTCTTTTGCCATTTAGGACTTTTTAATTGTTCTTTGTAGTTCATTATGTAGCTTTTTATAAAAAGGGCGTGTCGTGGATAAGCTACTAACCCCGATAGCGAAACTATCGTTACCTACGCCCTGTATTGTTTGAGTAAATTTGTTCATTATTGGTAGCTTTTATGAAGGCAAATATAATACTTATTTTTTAAATTGTTTAATTTATTTTTAGTATCTGAGATTTACCTTTTCACGTCTTCGATAATTGTATATTTCTTCTATTAAGGAAACGTACTGGTTTACATCATTGCAAACTTGTAATGCTGTTGGTTGTGTTTTTAACTTCTGTAAAAATTCGGTAAATTCAAATTGCGGTTTTTTAAATAAACGAACCATTGCAAATACAAACCACCTCATTTTGTATTGTGGGAAATAAGCACCGCACAAATGAAGTTTATCCATTGTGGATTCAGCTTCTTTTAAGTTCTTTATTTTAAATTGCCCTGAGTTAA